AATGGCATCAGGTACAGATGGTAATATTATTTCTTATGACGCTTCAGGAAATCCAGTTGCAATAGCAACAGGTAGTGCTGGACAAGTTTTAACTTCAGCAGGAGCTGGGGCACAGCCATCTTTCCAAACTCCAACAGTTGGAGACATTACAGCAGTTACAGCAGGGAATGGTTTATCTGGTGGTGGTACATCCGGTGATGTTAGTTTGGCTGTCAGTGCAGGTACTGGAATTGATGTAGGAGCTAATGTTTCTGTCGATGTATCAGACTTTATGTCAAACGGTTCTAACAACAGAGTTGTTACAGCTACAGGTGCAGATGCTATGAACGCAGAAGCGAACATGACTTTTGATGGGTCTACTTTAACTGTTACAGGAGACGTTTTACCTGGAGCAACTGATACTCACGATCTGGGTTCAACATCAGCTGTTTGGCAAAACATATACACTGGTGACTTACATTTATCTAACGAAGCAAAAGATGAAGGTAATGCTGTTGATGGTACAAAAGGTAACTGGACTATTCAAGAGGGTGAAGAACATTTATACATTTTGAATAATAAAAATGGTAAAAAATACAAATTTAAGTTAGAGGAAATGTAATGATTTTTAATTTTGATACAAAACAATATGACAGTGAAAAATTATCTGATCAAGGTAAAATGTATTTATCAAAGCTTCAAAATATTGTTGCTAAAAAAAATCAATTATCAATTGAGTTTACTGATTTAGAAGTTTTACAAAAACATTATTCTGATTTATTAAAACCAGAACTACCTAAAGAAGAAAAAGAAGAACAAAAAACAGGAGCCTAATTCATGGCCCTAGGAGTTACCGCATATTCAGAGGCACCTTTCAGTGCAGAACCTTCAGATGTAGTTGCATTTCCATCAGGTATCCAATTAACAGCTCAAGACGGTTCATTAGTTGGTTTAGTAGATGGAGATGTTCCTGTAACAGGAATAGCTTTAACAGGTACTTTAGCAACAGTAAACGGATCTTCTTTAGTATCTGTTGATGTAACAGGTCAAGCTTTAACTGCAGCAGAAGGAACACTTGATCAATCTTCAAACCAAGAGATTGACTTAACAGGTTTTGATTTAAATCTTAACCTAGCTAATTCTACACATGATACACTAACAGCTTTTGGTGAAGCACCTTTTGCAACATTAAGTCCAGCTACATTTAATATTCCTGTTGGAATAGAAGCTACAACAGGTGGAATTCTTGTAGGAACTAATTTACCTATGTCATTAGGTACAGTTTCAGTTTCAGCTGACGCTAACACCGGTACGTTAACAGGTCAGGCAATGACTATGCAAGAAGGTCAAATAGAAGCTGATGATGCTAGCGCTGAAGCAACTGGTCAAGCTTTAACATTAACTCTTGGAACAGCAGTGAGTGATGTAAATACTATAGCGAGTCCTACGGGTTTTGATTTAACTATGCAACCAGGTCAAGCAACTGCAGATGACGCAAGTGCTGAATTAACTGGTATTGGTTTATCGGCATCTCTTGGTACAGCTGTCTCAATAGCAAATACGATTGCTTCTCCAACAGGTCAAGAAATGACTATGCAACCAGGTCAAGCAACTGCAGATGACGCAAGTGCTGAATTAACTGGAATTGAAATGACAATGACTGAAGGAAATATTGCAGGTCCTGTTATATGGACCCCAGTGCCTACAGGTAATGCACCTACAGATCCTCCTGGTTGGAAAGAAGTAGCTTGATTTTAATTAGAAAACAAATAAAATAGAAAAATGGCAAATTCAACATCAGCAAATTTAAAACTAACGGTTCAAACAACAGGTGAAAACTCTGGAACTTGGGGTCAAATTACTAATACTAATTTATTAATTTTAGAACAAGCTATTGGTGGATATGATGCAGTAGGTTTAAATGCAACCACTGGCGCAACTTTAACTTTTTCAAATGGTGTTTTATCAAATGGTAAAAATCAAGTTTTAAGATTAACAGGAACTATTACTACCAACGTAAATGTGGTTATTCCAGATTCAATTGAAAAAACTTACTTAGTTGAAAATGCAACATCAGGAGCATATACTGTAACCTTTAAAACAACTTCTGGAACAGGTGCAACTTGGTCTACTACAGACAAGGGATATAAAATCGTATATTCAGATGGAACCAATGTTGTAGATATTACAGCTGATTTAGGAGACATTACTGTTGGTGATGTTACTTCAGGGGCCATAACTGCTACAGGGCATGTATTACCTGGTGCAACGGACACTTATGATCTTGGAAGTGCTTCTGCAGTTTGGAGAGATATATACACTGGAGATTTACATTTATCAAATGAAGCTAAAAATGAGGGAAATCAGGTAGATGGTTCTAAAGGAAATTGGACTTTACAAGAAGGACAAGATGATATATTTATGATAAACAATATATCTGGCGAAAAGTTTAAAATTAAACTAGATAAAGTATAGGAGATTTAAATGGCAATTTTTTCAAATGGTTCAGGAACTAATATTGATTTAGAACTTACACCTAAAGGCACAGGTAGAGTAGAGGCGATAGGCCCAACTGCTATTCAAGAAGTTTTCGAAAAATGTACAGTAACGGCAACAGCAGCTACGGGTACAAAAACATTTGATGTAATGACCCAAGCTGTTTTATATTACACTTCAAATGCTAGCGGAAACTGGACTCTAAATATTAGAGGTGATGGATCTAACAGTTTAAATGATATTATGAACACCGGAGAATCATGCACGATTGCACACTTAGTAACAATGTCTACTGCATATTATAATTCAGCAGTACAAGTTGATGGATCTGGTGTAACTCCAGAATGGCAAGGAGGCAGTGCTCCTTCTGGCGGAAATGCAAACTCTGTAGACGTATACACTTATACTGTTATAAAAACTGGGAATGCAACATTTAAAGTATTCGCTGCACAAACACAATTCGCGTAGGAGTAATTTATGCCAATTAGAGCATCAAGAGGAGGTGGATCTTTCGTAGGTTTACTAGGAGCAGGCGGACCCCCTTTCATGGAAGCCACAGGAGGAACTATAACTACTGATGGTGATTTTAAAGTACATACATTCAATTCTGGTGGATCATTTGTTGTCAACGCTTTAGGTGGAGATGGAACTTATGGAAAAGCTGTATACGCTGTTTTCGTTGGAGGCGGCGGTGGCGGTGGCGGTGCGCACGGCGGTGGCGGTGGAGCTGGCGGAATGGTAGACATGGATTCTAATTTATTAACTGTAGATGCACAATCTTATAGTGTTGGTATTGGTTCTGGAGGCGGTGGAGGTTCTAATGGGATCACTGGAGGACAAGGAACAGACTCAACTCTAGGAAGTTTATTGACAGCTAAAGGTGGTGGCGGTGGAGCCGGTTGGTCAAATAATCCCGCAGATGGAGGATCAGGTGGAGGATCAGCAGGTGCTGGTAATACTAGACCTGGTGGATACAATCAATCTTCTGCAACACAACCTAATCAACCCGGTAATAGTGGAGCTTATGGAAAAGGTCATACGGGAGGAAATTTAACTACACCTCACTCTGGTTCGGGTGGCGGTGGAGCTGGTGCGGCTGGACAAAATTATAACAGTGGTTCTGGCGGCGGTAACGGAGGTAATGGAGTAGCAACTTCTATAAACGGATCGTCAACTACTTTCGCTGGTGGCGGCGGTGGTGGAACTTGGCACGGCGGTGGAACTGGCGGATCTGGTGGATCCGGCGGCGGTGGAACTGGCGGAAAACAAGGTGTTAATGGTAATGCAGGATCAGCTAATACTGGTGGCGGCGGTGGAGGCGGAGGCGCTTCTGGTCAAGCAGGACAAGGAGCTGGATCTGGTATTGGTTTTGTTAGAAGGAAGTTTCAATAATGAGTGATAGAAGTTTTGCAGTAGTAGATGACAATAATTTAGTTACACAAGTTTTACTATTTAATGTTGATTCTGAAGCTGAAGGAATTACTGAAACTAGAAATTTTTTAAATGATCAAAACGCAACTGTAGTCGAAACTTTTTTAAACGCAGATGGAACAGCTGCTACAAGATATAATTATGCATCGCCCGGCGATACTTGGGATAGCGCTAATACTGCTTTTTATCAAACTACAAAAACCTATCCTTCATGGAGTTTAAATAGTTCTTATCAATGGGAAGCACCTACTCCTTTTCCTTCAACAGGAAATGTAGGAGCAGAAGTTCTTGATGTTGTTTGGAATGAACTTAATCTTAGATGGGAAGGCATAACTGCTGCAAACCCAGATTCTGCTAGTTATTATTGGGATCCAAATACAAACACTTGGGTTGCTATTTAAATTATCTTTGATATAAATATTATCGAAAGATAATTTATGTTTTCTAAATTTAAAAATGAAAATTTTATACAGAAATATAGTATAGATAAGTCTGTCACTAAAGGTGTAATAAAGTTTTTTGACAAATCTCCTCGAGGAATGATAGGAAAAAAACCAGGAAAAGTAGGACATTCAAAACTAGATACCGCACACAAAGATTCTACTGACATGGGTGTTTTAGCACATCACATACTTAAAAGTAAAGTATTGAGAGAATACTTCGAACAGTTAACTTTTTGTTTAGAAAAATATAAAAAGAAATATATATACTCAGACGATCAACAAGCTGCTTTTAGATTAGAGGGAGCCAACATTCAAAAATATAAACCCGGTCAAGGTTATAAATTATGGCATTTTGAAAATGCAGGGTGTGAGTTTTCTGGAAAGAGACACTTAGTTTTTATGACTTATTTAAACAATGCAGATCATGCAGGCACTGAGTTTTACTATCAAAACAAAAGATTTAAATGTAAAGAAGGAGATACCTTAATTTGGCCTGCTTCATGGACTCATACACACAGAGGCGAAATTTCAAAAAAACAAAAAACAGATAAATACATAATAACAGGATGGTGGAGATATGACTAAAGAAAAGGAAGCTATTACTTTGTTTGAAGTAAAAGTATATGCAACTAAATTAAAAAACATAAATCATACAAAAATTAAAAATTATATAAAAAAATTAAAAACAGTTCCTGCTAATCCTATTGTAACTTCTAATGAAGGTGGCTGGCATAGTAAATTTTTTTGGAACCCTTTTCCAACATGTGTAGAAGACTTAAATAAAAAGATAACAGAATTTATTAGAGAAACTGCTAGAAAAGAATTTGAGGTAAGAGGGGATACTCCGATACATAATAGTTGGTTTATGTGTAATAAAAAAGGTGATTTTAATTCACCCATTAAACAACCCCCATATACATTTAGTGGAATGTATTATGTAGAAGCTCCAGATAATTGTGGAGATATAGTTTTTAAAAACGACATGGAAATGAATAACTATTCAACATCTTACCAAAATTTAAATACCCTAAACTCTAAAACTTTTTCTATAACACCTGAAAAAGGTTTATTATTAATTTTTCCTGCGTGGTTAGAACACTATGTTAAAGTAAATAAATCTAATAAAGAAAAAATAATCTATAGCTTTAATATTTAAAATGTTAGTTGATAGTGAATATTGGTATTATTGGACAAGTAAGTTTGATAAAAAAACCTGTGAAAAAATAATTAAACTTGGTAAAAGTAAACAGCCTTCTGACAACTCGTATATAGGAATGAACAAAGAAGGTTCTTTTAATAAAACTCCAAAAAGAGTTGACAAGAAAATAAGAAATTCAGGGGTGACTTGGCTAAATGATCAATGGCTTTATGATTTAATTGCTCCTTTTTTTCAAACTGCTAACGACATGTCTGGTTGGAAATTTCAATACGATTGGTTTGAAGAGATACAGTTTACTTCTTATAAAAAGAATCAGCATTATGATTGGCATTGTGATATAGGAAGAACTCATATTAATAATAAAATACGTAAGCTTTCCTGTGTCATAAATTTAACTGATCCTAAAAAATTTAAAGGAGGAGATTTTTATTTTGCTTTAGATAATCCATCAGGCATAGGTAGAAAAGAAATAAAATTTAAAGAATTAAAAAATCAAGGGACTGTTGTAGTTTTTCCTAGTTTTGTATTTCATAAAGTTAAACCCATAACACAGGGAAATAGATATTCTTTGGTTATATGGGGATTAGGAGAATCTTTTAAATGAGTAATATTATAGAAGGTAAGATGTCTAAAAATAATCTAGATCAAATCACTACATCAATAGTTAATTCAAATGAGTTTCCTTGGTTTTTTTTAAAAAAACCAGTTTCAGAAAAATACCCATGTTTCTCACATGTAATGGTTCCTAGATATGATTATAAAAAAAATGAAGGCTACAAAGTAAACTCAGGTTTTTTTAATTTTTTTGAAAAAATTTTCAGAGACTTCTGTAAAAAAAACAAGATAAAAGTAAATCGTATTTTAAGAGCAAGTTTAAATTTACAAACTTATTTTGAACCCCTTTATGGAGATCCTCATGTAGATCATGATTTTAAACATAGAAATTGTATTATGTATTTAAATAGTGTTACTGGAGGATCTACATATGTTTTTAAAGAAAAGTATAAAAAAAATTTACCGGGAAGTTATGGGGATGGAACCGCCTATAATGCAAAGAACGTTCTTAAAGAAATAAAAAACAAAGTTGGAAAAATAGCCGTTTTTCCAGGTGAAAATTTTCATGCTGCAGGGCATTGCAGAAAACCCAATGAGCGTAGGATTATCGCTATATTTACATTTGATTAAACATGACATTTAAAAATATATTTACAGAATTTATAGACACAGAAAATTTTAAAATAAATTTACCTAGATTAAAAAATCACATACTAGATGTAAGAGAAAAAATGGTGGGTAGACAAGTAAGCAATTGTGGTGGTTGGCAAAGTGAAGTTTTTATAACTCCAAATACTGAGAATAAATTATTATTTAATAAAATAGATAAACAAGTACAACAAGCAAAAGAAAAAATAAATTTTTGTAATGATTTAAAATTATTAAGTTATTGGTATAATATAAACTATAAAGGTTCATTTAATATACCTCACAGACATGTGGGAAAAGCTGACATTATTTCAGGTGTTTTTTATGTACAGACTTTTAATGAATGTGGAAATATTGTTTTTAGAAGAAATAATCCAGTATTAGATTTAGTATACGCAAATCAAATAGAAAAATATAATTCATATAACTCTTCTGTTTGGACAGAAATACCTAAGAATAATAAATGTATAATATTCTCTTCGTATTTAGAACATATGGTATTACCAAATTTAATAGATAAACCTCGAATAAGTTTAAGTTTTAATTACGGAATATGATAAGAGCTTTGTTTTCAATAGACGCGTTTATACATGAAATAACCTCGTGGAATAAGAAAAAGAAATTGCTATCTAAATTAATAAATAAACACCAATTTTTTAAAAGACCTCACAACACTTTTTTAACAACCCGATATGGTGATAATACTTCTAGTTTTTCCAATGAATTAATGAACATATTACATGAAGATTTTAAAAAATTCTGTGAAGAAACAGGTTTTAAAGAGATATCTATGTTAGATGCATGGGCAGTTAAGTATGATAAAAATGATTATCAAGTTGCTCACCAACACGGTAGAGTTATGTATACTGGTATTATATATTTGAATTTAGATTCCAAACAAGATTCAACTACTTATATATGTCCTTATCAAAGTGAAATAACAGGTAATACGAAACTTACAGAAATAGAATGTAAAGAAGGGACTCTAGTTATTTTTCCAGCTTTTTTATTGCATTACGTAAAACCTAATCTTTTAAAAAAACCTAGAGTAGTGATTTCTTTTGATATAAACTGCACATAATAAATATAGATTTACAGCAATTATTATATATAATACGATATTCTATGCTACAAAAACTTAATTTTAAACCAGGATTTGATAAACAAGTCACCGACTCAGGAGCTGAATCACAATGGGTTGATGGGGATTTTGTTAGATTTAGATATGGATTACCAGAAAAAATAGGTGGTTGGACACAACTTACAAATTCTAATAATACCCTTCCAGGTGTTGCAAGAGCACAGCATGATTTTACTTCTATAGCTGGAGAAAAATATGCAGCTATTGGAACTTCTCAAGGTTTATTTTTATATTACAATAATGAATTTTTTGATATTAGTCCTTTAGATCCTGATGGTGCTATCACAGGATGTACTTTTACTGTTACTTCTGGATCCCCTACAGTAACAGTTAATAAAACTTCTCATGGTTTATTAGATGGAAGATATATAACTTTTACCGCAGTAACCGTTCCAACAAGTTCAGGTTATGCGATAGCAGATTTTACAGGTAATACTTTTGAAGTATTAAATAAAACAGCCAATACTTTTCAAATTACAATGCCAACAAACTCAGCAGGGGCCAGTGCTGCCACGGGATCAGCCACAGTTAATCCTTATGAAATTGTTGGTCCAACTTTTCAAACAGCTGGTTTGGGTTGGGGAACATCCACTTGGGGATCAAGTACATGGGGAACTGCTAGTGCAACTAGTAATGTAACTTTAGATGCAGGTCTGTGGAGTCTAGATAATTTTGGTCAAATACTTATTGCAACCATTCACAACGGTAAAACATTTACATGGAACGCAGGGGCTGCCTCACCTAGATCAAATAGAGCTGCAGTTATGTCTGGCGCTCCTACTAGAACAAGAGTAACTCAAGTATCTGATCGTGATAGACATGTATTTCATTTTGGCACAGAAACAACTATTGGTGATACGACAACACAAGATCCAATGTTTATAAGATTTAGTGATCAAGAAAATTTTAATGTGTACCAACCGACAGCAATTAACACTGCAGGAACATTTAGATTAGATAAAGGTAACGAAATTATGGGAGCTGTATCCGGTAAAGATTATACCTTAGTGTTAACCGATACTTCAGCATATGTAATTCAATATGTAGGTCCACCATTTACATTTAGTATTAGACAAGTCGGCACTAATTGTGGATTGATTGGACAGAACGCATTAAGTTACTCTAATGGTATTGTTTTTTGGATGTCAGGTGAGGGTGGATTTTTTATGTTTGACGGTACTGTAAAAGGTATACCATGCCTTGTTGAAGATTTTGTATTTACAACAGGAGGAGATCATCTTGGAATTAACTATGCTTCAGGTACTCTTGTTTATGCAGAACACAATACTTTATATAATGAAATTAATTGGTTTTATCCTAAAGCTGGTTCTTCTCAAATAGATAGATGCGTAACTTATAATTATGCTGAAAATTTGTGGACTACTAGTTCTCTTGCAAGAAGTAGTTATTTAGATCAAGGAGTTTTTGATTTACCTTATGCAACTGAATATAATAAATCATCGTTACCTAATTTTCCCATACAGGGAATTACAGCAACCTATGGAGCATCAGTTTACTATGCTCAAGAAATAGGAACCGATCAAATTAATAGTAGTGGTACTACTTCTATTAATGCATTTATTCAATCAGGAGATTACGATATTACTAATTCAAATAATATAGCTAATCTTCAAGGAGATGGAGAATATTTTATGTCAGTAAAAAGATTTATACCAGACTTTCAATTATTAACTGGTAATTCTAAAATTACTATTTTGTTAAACGATTATCCAAATAACACAGCATCCAGCTCACCTCTTGGACCCTTTACAGTTACCTCATCAACTGATAAGATAGACACTAGAGCAAGAGGAAGATTAGTAGCATTAAAAATAGAAAATGATGCTGTAGGTGAAACATGGCGTTACGGTACACTAAGACTTGACGCAAAACCAGACGGAAGAAGATAATGGCAAAGATAACCGCATACATACCTGAACCAAAAGAAAAATATGAAGTAGACAACCAAAGACAAATTCTAGAGGCTGTTGCTACAGTAAAAGATCAACTTAATTTTGCATTTCAAAATGATTTAAAAGAAGAACAAGATACATATAATTATTTTTTATCATGACAATACAATATAAAAACGCCAGTAAGATATTGGTCAACACAGCTATGACAACGGTTTTAACTATAAATACTTCGTCTATAGCTATTGTAAAATCTGTGTATGTATCTAATAACAGCACGGGAGCTGTATTAGTTAATTGTGATTTAAGAGATTCTTCTGCTAGTACCGATATAGAATTTTTTAGAAAAGACATACCCGCCACAAGCACGGTTAATGCTACCGAACAAGGGTTGAATTTAGAAGCGGGAGATGCTATAAAAGTTCAAGCAGAAACAGCCAATAAACTTGAAGTAGTGGTTGGATATGCTTTAATAGACAGGTCACAACAAAATGGATGATAATATTTTAAGAATAGATTGCACTACAACAGTGGTGTTAAGAAATACTAGAACAAATAAGATATATAAAGACGAAGCAGAGAAAGAAGCTGACATAGCTGATCCTAATACTGAAACAGTTGCAGAGCATGTTGCTCAAGATTTAACAGTAGAGGTATCGCCGAAAGGAATGAACATTTTACAGAAAGTAATGAATGAAAATAAGAAATCAAACACCTAAAGGTGGAACAGAGTTACAATTAAACTTTTTAAATAAATACGTAGACAAAAGCTTATTAGACAAAGTACAAATTTGTACTTCAATACCAGGTAAAGTTCCATTAGATCCTAATAAAGTAAATATACTTTGGCAAAAAAATTCTTACGATCAGCCAAATCTATACCCGTGGTTTAAAAATAAAGCAAACCATCATAGATATGATTGGTATGTATTTAATTCACATTGGAATCATGAAAAATTTAGAATGATGTTTGGTCTACCTACTGAAAAATGTATTGTTATAAAAAATGGTGTAGATGAAATAGAACAATCTGAACCCTATCAAAAAGGACAACCTATAAAAATTATTCATCAAAACACTCCGTGGAGAGGTTTATCTGTGTTACTTGGTGCAATGCAGCTAATTAAAAATCCATTAATTACTTTAGATGTGTATTCATCTTGTGAAGTTTATGGAAAAGATTTTATGGAAAAAAATGATCATAACTATAAAGCACTTTATGATCAAGCAGAGTCTTTACCTAATGTAAACTACATTGGTTATAAATCTAATGAGTACATTAGAGAAAATATAAAAAATTATAATATGTATGTTTACCCAAGTATATTTGAAGAAACTTCATGTATATCTTTACTTGAAGCAATGTCTGCCGGGCTTTACAGTATTGTAACAAACTATGGAGCTCTTTTTGAAACAGGTGCAGAGTTCCCTATGTATATTCCTTATGACAGTGACTACAAAGCTTTGGCTGAAAAATTTGCTTATGGAATAGATGCTGCAGCTGAAACACTTCATGAAAAAGTAATACAAGATCATTTAACCACCCAGTCTAGTTATACTCAACGTTATTATTCGTGGAATAAACAAGCTTCCTCATGGACTAGATTTTTACAAGGAGCAATTAATGTCAAAGCCAAATGAACCCATATGGTTTAACCAGGACAAAACAGTATCTCCCAATAAAGATACTTACCAAACAATTAAAACTAACAAAGTAGAAAATAAAGTAACAGAAATAAATATAGGAGATAAATCTCCTTATAGAATAATGGTTGGTACTCCTTGTCATAGTGATGTCAGTATGCATTACTGTCAAGCAGTTTTAAAATTTCAACAAGCATGTTGGGCTAAAAAAATACAAGTTAGTTTTACATTATTAAAATCGTCTCTTGTTACACAGGGTAGAAATTTATGTGTTGCTGAAATGTTAAATCATGAAGATAACTATACTCATCTTTTATTTATTGACTCTGATATTGATTTTAATTCTGAAACTATTTTTAAAATGTTGAAGTTTGATAAAGATATTATTGGAGTACCTTATCCTATGAAGATATTAAATTGGGATAAAATATGGAGAAGAGTTGATTTAAAAGAAAACGCAGTTACTAACGCTAATGATCTAGCAAAAGCAGGTTTTACTTTTCCAGTTAAGGTAGAGGATCCTAATTCAATTATCGTGGACCGAGGACTTATGGAACTAACCCATGCTCCTACTGGATGTATGTTAATTAAAAGAGAAGTTCTTGAAAAGATGATTAAAGAATATCCTCACTTAGAGATATTTCAACCTACTAATATTAACGGTAGAGAAGAAAAAAAACGTAATATGTACAATCTATTTGATACCTTACATGATCCTGTTACTAAACGTTACTTTGGTGAAGACTTTGGATTTTGTCAAAGATGGACAGACTTAGGTGGTAAAGTGCATGGTTATATAAATGATTACATAACTCATGTAGGAGAATACTCTTATTGTGGTCGTTTTAGAGATGATTTAGAACAAGCAACTAAGCCTCTCAAATCTGTTGACGATAGTAAAAAAATCAAATAAAGTATAACTTTTACAGGATTTTAATGCCTGCCTAACAGTATAAATTTAATTAAATTATGGCAATATCTAGATCTTTAATGAACAGACAATTACGAGCAGACGGTGGCATTATGCAAGTTGCCCCTAGAGAAAAATTTGGCCTAGGTAGCAAACTTAAAAAGTTTGTTAGAAAAATTATACCTAATGAAGTAGCAGATATAGCAGTCAAAGCTGCTCCTTTTGTTGCACCATTTAATCCATTGCTTGCAGCAGGAATGTCAGGTATTGGTAGCTTTGATCAAACAGGAAGTATTGGAGACTCTTTAAAAAGAGGAGCTTTAACTTATGGACTTGGTCAAGGTGCTAGATATTTAGGTGGAGCAGATTTTCAACAAGGTATTAATCCTTTTGGAAAAAATGCGTTTACTCCAGGCACTACTGGTTCAGGCACGTTTAGTAAATATTTTAGCAAACCTACAGGTTCAGGTGGTATAAAAAATTTATTTAAAAAAGATGTACAAGCTGTTCAAGGTGTAGGTGATAATACTGTTCAAGCTATAAACGAAGGAAAGAGCACCTTTGCTCAAGACCTTACTCAAGATCTTCTTCCAGGAGATACAGTAAGCTCAGTTGATTTAATAGGTGATTCAGGATCAACCTTTACAAACTTTGTTGATTATGGAAAAGATCTTTTAAAAAAAGGAGTTAAAGCAGCTTTTTACGATAAAGACGGCAACCTAGACAAAGCAGCAGTAATTGGAGTAGCAACCGCTGCAGCATCTTATGCAGAAGCTTTAGCTTTAGCTAAACAGGCTGGAGTAGAATTATCAGAAGAAGAATATAACCAAGCACAAGCAGACGAAAAAAGAGAAGAGTATGCAGGTTACTTAAAAAATTTCTTTGGTGGTAGAAAAGACGGTGGCAGAATAGGATTCGAGTCTGGTGCTAATGAAATGATAAAAACACAATTACTTGAAGAGATTATGCCTAATACAGATACTACTACCGAAGACTTTGTAATAATTATGACTGAAGACGGACCAAGAATGGTTTTAAAATCTAACCTACCTTCTGAGTCTATGATGATGGATACTACTACAAGCGCTTATGGCGATGCAGGTAGAGGAAGATCTGTTCCAAAATTTGCTGACGGCGGAAGAATAGATTATGCATTTGGTTCTAAACCAAAAGATGCAGAAATAGGTATTATGTCAATCGACGTTGAAGCTGGTGATGACGAAGACGAAGAGGATATGATGATGGCCTATTCAGATGCAGTGTTTACTAGAGATGAAAAATCACGTTTATTTAGAGCTTTAGGAAATCCGAGCATAAGACAGACAGGTAGCTCCTTTAAAAACTTACATAAGATT